TCCCAATGAATATCCTTATGATGTCCCTTTTGAAGATCGTAGTATATTTAAAAATGATTTTGATGGAAGAGTAGATATAGTTCCTGTCTCTGATCCTAACATACCATCTAATGCTCACCGTATGATGATGGCTAATATGGCTCTTCAGATGGCACAACAGTCTCCTCCCGGCATGTTTAATCTTGAAGCATTGAACAGAACAATACTTCATGCAGCTAATATGCCAAACCTTGAAGAGATACTCCCTCCCAAGATAGAACCTAAACCGATGGACCCTGTATCGGATATTATGGCTGCTACGAAAGGAATACCCATAGCAGCCTTTCCGGGGCAGAACCATGATGCTCACATTCAAACCAAGATGGCTTATCTACAAGATCCTATGAATGGAGCTAATCCTATCATGCAAAGATTACGTCCTGTTCTGGAAGCTAATATACAGGAACATTCGGTAATGAAGTATCAGGAACAGATGAGTGGAGTAGCACAGGAAATGATGCAACAGGTGCCGACTGAAGAAGCACAGAATCCTGCTGTAGTAGAAATGGTAATGGCTCAAGCTGCACAACAGGTAATGAATGCAAACAAGGCTATAGGAATGGCTCAGTCTCCAGAACAACAACTGGTATCTCTGGAACAGGCTAAAGTAGAATTACAAAAACAGAAGTTGCAATCAGATACAGTTGTACAGGCTGCTGAAATGGAACTGAAAAATAAGAAACTTGAGCTTGATGAAAATGAACAGATCATAGATATGCTGAAGTCTGGAGCTACAGATACTTTCAAGAAAGAGAAAGCTTCTCTTGATAGAAAAAGTAAAAAAGACATAAAGACTTTAGATGTCCTGTCCAAGGTAGGGATTGAAGAGTCTAAAATAAATGCGGAAAATGAGAGAACCAGAGAAAGAATTATGAAAGATATCCTGAAACAAAATAATAGAGATGAAAAAGATCTAGATATGAAAGGTCTTGAAGCCTTAGTTAAACTAGCAATTGAACAATCCAAGAAAGAAGGAGGTTAAGCATGACAATAAAAATAAAAGAAGTGACAAAAGGTAAAGGTTATATTACTTCTAAACAAACAAGTTCTTATAAACCAGTAACTTTTGGAGATCCTTTTTCAAAAGAAGCAATGGGTCAGTGGGAATCGACTGCTGCTCTAGATGAATGGGATTATGGTAAATGGCAATTTCCAAATCCTGTAAAAGGTAAAAAAAACTAACCAATGGAAATTTGGGATGAAGTGATTCAGGAGGTTAATGAAGAAATTCAGAACCTAAGAATTACATTGAGTAGTGGGGCTGCTGAAGACTATGCTCACTACAGACAACTTGTAGGATCAATACAAGGTCTGGAATGGGCCAGAAGCAATCTCACTGATATTATTAAAAAGCGAACTTACGCAGACGATGAGGAGTAATATGCAACAAGTACAAATGGGCAAAGCTATTAAAAATGATTTATGGATTAGCGATCCTACTGAAGTAGAAGATCCAGAAGTACTACCAGAACTACCGGGATTTCATATTCTGGTACGTCCAGTATCTGTAAAGAGCCAGACAAAAGGTGGTATTATTCTTCCAGACTCAACCAAAGATGATATGTCTTATCTTACGACAGTAGGTATGGTACTAGCTTTGGGTGATCTGGCATATATGGATAAAGATAAGTTTCCTGCTGGTGCATGGTGTGATATAGGAGATCACGTATGCTATGGAAAACATGCAGGAACTAAGCTTTTTTATAAGGGAGTGAGACTTATTTTACTCTTTGATGATCAGATTAATATGAGAGTAGAAGATCCAAAAGATCTTGATCCAACTTTTAATTTGGGAAATCGTTAATTGTATGGTATAATAGAGTAGCGTTAAATCGTTGATCTCGTAAACAACGGAGGTAGAAATGGAAGAAAAGGAAGAGTGGAGCGAAATAGAAGTTCCGAATGAAGAGCAGAAAAAAGTAGAATTTGAAATAGAAGAAGAGGAAGAAGTAGAAGTAAAAGCTGAACCAGAGATAGAAACTGAAGAAAAAAAAGAAGAAGCTCCAGAACTGGAAGGTATAGAAACAAAGGGGGCTGAAAAAAGAATAAGGCAACTTATCAGACAAAGAAAAGAACGTGACGAACAGATTACTGCTCTCATCCAAAAAAATGAGGTACTATCAGGTAGCCTCAGAACGAAAGATAAAGAAGTAACTCAAGTTAATAGATTAAGTCTTGATGCTTCTGAGAAACAATTAACTGATAAACTTGAGCTTGCCAGAACAGTTTATATGGAAGCTTTTGAAGAAGGAGAAAAAGAAAAGCTTTTAAAAGCGCAGGAAATGTTGAATGAGGCACAAGCTGATCTAAAGACAGTCTCTTCTGCTAAACAAAATTATAAAGAAGCAGAAGAAGTTGCTCCAGTACAAACACAACCGCAACCTCAACATAGACCTCCTCCTCAACAAGCTAATGATCCTAGGGCTGAAGAATGGGCTTCAAAGAATAGTTGGTTTGGACAGGATAACATTAAGACTGCTGCTGCACTAGCGATAGATGCAGAACTTAAAAGTGAAGGATACGATCCTACTGACAATGATTTTTATCAGGAGATTGATAAGAGAATTAATAAAGCGTTTTCTCAGAATACTGAGGAAACTACAGAACGTGTGCAGGAAAGCTCGTCAAAACCTGCTCAAGTAGTATCGGGGAGTTCACGCTCCTCCTCTTCCAGTGCTGGTAAAGTCAAACTATCAAGAGAAGATGTTAGGCTTGCACAGAAATGGAATATACCACTTGAACAGTATGCTGCCGAAAAGCTCAAAGTTGATGGAGCAGATGGCAATTATACTAATATAACTTAGGCGTGGAGGAACAAATATGACACGAAATGAAATACGTAGTAATACTAATCGGGAATCTAAAACAAGAGAAGTCGAAGAAGAATACGTTTTTGAGGAGCCAGATGCCCTCAGTATACCAGACACGGTACAAGCAAGATTTAACGCAGAGGACATGTCCTTACGTTGGATTCGCATATCTGTAAAAGGCGTAGACGACATCACTAATGTTGGTAAGAACCAGCAGCAGGGATGGATCTTCGTAACTCCTGATGAAGTTCCTGAAATGGCAATTACCTCCTTCGTAAGGGAAGAAGGTCGTTATCTTGGAGCAGTCTGTCGTGGAGACGTAGCATTGGCAAAGAAGCCAACTGCAAAGGTAAGGGCTAGACAGAAATTCTATGGGAAGAAGAGCAATGATATGATGGATGCAGTAAATGCACAACTAATGAAAAACTCTGATTCTCGTATGCCAATTTCTAACACAAGTAAATCAGTAACAACAAGAGGAAGGCAACCGTCTTTTCAAGACTAGTCCTCCTCTATAAACTAAGGAGATAAAACATGTCAAGTACAAAAGCATTTCGTGGTTTTGTCCCTGCTCGTACTAAAGGTGGCGGCTATAATGCCGGTGGTCCTGTAACAGATATGATTGAACCTACTTCCGGTGGAATAGTTACAAATAGTATCTTTACTGGCGATCCAGTTGTTATGCCCGGTGCTGCATTAGCGTCTATTACGCCTTACATCATAGCAACTCTAAAACCCTCTGGGATTTTTATGGGTTGTCAGTATGTAGAAAATGGCGATCAAAAATTTAGTCGTTATTGGCCGGGTGGAACAAGTGCCACAGATATTAAATTCTTTGTAATCACTGATCCAGATCAAACATATTATATTCAAGCTTCTCTATCTCTATCAGCAAATGAGCTTTTAGTTGTAAAGAATTATAATTGTACTGTAAGTTCGACTGCCAGTTCAGGTAGTACAGTTACAGGCCAATCAAGTTATTATCTTGATGGTGCGTCTGGTGTAGAAACCGCAAAGGGAGTTGCACGAGTTGTGGGAAGGTCTAAGTTTCCTGATGAAAAAGATGGAGACGCTTATCCAATAGTCGAGGTGTGGTTAAATCTACATCGAGATCGATTCGTGACAGCAACCGCTGCCGCAGCAATATAACCGGGAGGAATGAATAATGGCTATTAATAGAGCTAGTATTAGTAAAGAACTCCTACCGGGTTTAAACGCTGTATTCGGTATGGAGTATGGAGAGGTTAATAACGAGTTAGAACCACTCTTTGAAATTGAAAACTCAGATCGTGCATTTGAAGAAGAAGTTCTCTTCACCAGTTTCGGGTCAGCCCCGG